CCTACCGATTATTCATTTGTTGGTGATGCAGCTTCTCATGGTTTGGCTGCTTACAATACTACACGTTCTGTTGATGCGTCCGTTTCTTTGCAAAAATCTCAAGAGAATGTCAATAAGTCTATTGAGGGTGTCAATATGGCTCAAAAAGGTCTTATGGAATCTCAAACTGATATGCAAAAAATGACCTATAAGTTTGCTATGGACACCTATCAAAACAGGTTGCTTCAGGAGCAGTTTAAAGCAGAATTGGCAAATTGGCAAGGTTTTGATGCCATGTATGATGCTCGCTTAAAAGCTTTTAGTCTCTATAATGTTATGCCGCAAGAGATCGAGAAAAATGTAGCTCAAACTATGTCTTTCTACGCATCCGCATTCCGTGACATTGCTGCTGGTAAATATACTCTTAAACAGACTGAGAACTACGGTAAGTGGCTTTCTATCCAGCAGACGTTTGCCCATGCTGCAACTGTTCAAGGTCAAGCCGCTTTAATGCAAGGTCGTGCCGCCATTACTAATGCTAATGCTAATGCTAGTTATCTTAAACAGTTAGGTGGTTATTATGGTGCTTTGACTTCGGGTCAACATATGTCAAATGATATGCAGCGCTATTATACTGATTTTATGCTAGGTAAAATGCCTATTGGCAAGGCTGAAAGCATTCTTCGCCAAACACCTTATAAGCATTTGCTTGACTTGAATATTCAGCAAAATGAGTGGTCTTTGAATAAGTTGATGCAAGAGCCGGATCTGATCCGCTCTCTTAGCGGTATGTATAGATCTGAAACTTCGCTTACTAATAAGCGTGTTGATAGTTATGATACTGATAAGATCTTTGAGCGTGGTGAAAGTGTTTCACGTATGTTTAAAAATGTTTCAGACGGTATTAGTAATTTCACACCTAAGCCTAAGTTTAACAAAGGTTCTTCTACTGGTGGAGAACCTACACCACCGCCTAGTGGTAAATCTTGGCTTGATGCGTATCGCGAAAACCCTAACTATAGTCCTACCGGCTATAAATAACAAATTAGGCGCAAAGGTTAACCCCCTTGCGCCTTTTTATTATACTTTCTTTACACTTATTGTCCATTCTATAACTTTCAGATCATTCTTTGTTGTCAATTCTGACCTATAGCAGTGTATTGTCCCACTGTTCATTTCTTGTGTTCTATATCCGTATCCTACAAACTTGTGAGTTAAATATCTGTTAATTGTACGTTAAAATAAGCAAACACGTTTTAGATCATTCTCATTCAACATGAAATACCTTCCGTAAAAATCTATATTTTTTTATGAAATAATAAAAATTTATTCTATTGTATTAATGTATCTGTTTTGTATTTGTGTGCGTGCGCATTTTATACGTACGTACGCAATTTAACTAAACAGATACTACATGATGGTTTGTCTGCTAGAAAAACCTTAGCTTTGCGCGGAAAAGTTTGTAACTCTCTAGTAACTACCTTTTTATGAAAATTTTCTCCTGAAAATTCCTACTCTCTTGTTTGAGGTAGGCAAAAGTGGGAATACACATTCCCTAGTTACTGCACTTTTGTTCCTCTGTAACTATCTTCCTAATTAATGTTAATAAATTTGGTAGTTACAAAAACTTTTCCTTATCTTTGCACCATGAAAAAGGATTTTATAAAAATTATCATCAAAGTAGCGCTGTATGCGCTTGGGTTGATAGCTGCTTATTTTGGTGTCTCTACTATGACATCATGCAGTACGTCTCACAATGTTGTTGCTAGTGGTCGCACAACTATTGTATCAGTAGATACCACAATTGTTAAACATAACGGCTTTGTCCGTTCTAAAAATTTTAAGCCTTATGGTGAAAATTAATTCTCGTTGTTTCATTGTTGAAGTTAACAGTGTTCAGTATGTAGTTAAGTATGGCAAGATCGATGAGTTTCTTTGCTTGTTTTTGCCTAGTGTCGTTATCATTTCTTCAATGATTACTTCTCCCGTATCTTGGGAACATGAATATCAATGGTACAAACGTATTTAGTTTATTTTTTTTTTGCTTATGACTGCTAAAGATTATTTGATTGCTCTAAAGGTTATTAGAGAGATCCAACGTAAGCAAGCTTACTGTAGTGGTACATCTCAACCTTTTTTAGCCGAAACTTTGAAAACTATTGAACTTTATTGTCCTTTAGATTTTTCAAAAAGTGGTGGTCGTGTTACAGAAAAAACTATTCTGAGTTGTTATAGTGGTAATTTATTTAATACATAATTATGGCTCTTTTCCCTCGTTGCAATAACCCAGTGCCTGTCGTTGGTCGACATGGTGTTACTCTTGTTGGTTGTCACTCATGCATTCAATGCCGTGTTGCTGCACAAGAACATCTTTGTAAACTTCTTGAGGTTGAAGCGTCAAAACATAAATATGTTGAATTTATCACAAACACTTATGATGATATGCACCTCCCTTATATAGATACTTCTTACTTATATCCCTTTGGATATGCTTTGCGCATTCCCAATCGGGTAATTAAAAAATATAATCGTAAGACTAAAGAATTCTATTATGTTGAGGATAAAATTTCTAAGTCTTTTCAGCTTACCGATTTTGGAACTACTGATACAGCTTCTATGCTTCGTGATTATTATTCACGTATAGATAAATATTATAATCGTTTTCCCAATCGTTCTCGTGGAATTCGTGATAATAGTGTTGTTCCTATTTTATGGTATGATGATATTCGTAAATATATTGCTCGTTTAAGAAAATGGTTTTTAAAAGAATATGGTGAAACAATACGCTACTACATTATTTGCGAGTACGGTACACAATCATTCCGTCCGCATTATCATATCCTATTATTCCACGATTCGCCTAAAGCGAGAGTGGATTTTAGAGACGTTCGGACTTTGCCAATGTCAACTCCTGACAATCCCCGAGAAGTTTGTCGTAAACTCGATTTGGCTCAGATATGGCTCTACGGTGATACGACTACAAAGGTTACCGATGGAAATATGCAAGAATACGTTAGTAAGTATCTTACACAACATTCTGACTTCCCTCGAGTGCTTGACAAGTTTCCACAAAGGGCGTTTCATTCAATCCTATTGGGAGCAAAGGACAAGGCAGAGGTTAGAGAACTTCTCAAGGCTAGAGATTTCGAAGCATTGTCAACAGATTATGTTGTTAACAAAAAAGGTATTCGACGCCCTGTTTCCATGTCCTCTGCGTATTACTCTCAATTGTCCGTTAGATTTACAGGCTCTTCCTTCTATAATGTTGACGCAACTTGTTCCTTGTTTCGTTCGGTGTTATTCTGCGCCCGCCGGTTCTTTGGCTCGCCAGGTGAAATTTATAATGACGCATTCGTGAGGGAGTTTATGCTTTGGATTCTTAATCCCGATACTTCTTTGTTATATAAAAATATATATCAGTTCTGTTCTGTTCGTAAGTATGTTGAGAAATTCGCTAAACCTATTTATAACAGTTCAGGTTCTATTAATCCTTTAAAATCATTGCTTTATGCTTCACATCATCACCATTCGCTATCATCCTATTTAGGGTTAGATTTCTATACTTGTCTCAAACTGCGTTTTGATTTTGTTTCTTGGAAAGATTATCAAAATTTGATTCAGTATTTCAAAAATCTCGAAGATGATAAACTTTTTTCGTATGAAAATTATTCGAGTATGTCTTCTTTTACAGGGACTTATGATTTTAACGTTTTAAAAACACGCTCTATATTTCAACTTCAAGTTCAGGAAGCTAATATGGCTTATACTGAGAACATTAAACATAGGGCTGTTGTAGATTCATATAAAAATTAATATTTATGGCTAATAAAGTTTTAGGTATGCATCGCTTTAAGAATAAGGTAAATCGTAATGCTTTCGATTTGTCTCATCGTCACATGTTTACCGCTCAGGTTGGTGAATTGCTGCCGGTATTTACTCAGTGGGTTAACCCTAATGAGACTTTTAAAATAGGGTATAATGGTAAGACACGTACCGCTGCCCTTAACACTGATGCGTTTACTCGTATTCGTGAAAACATACAGTACTATTTTGTACCTTTTCAGTCACTTTGGAAGTATTTTGAGCAGCAGGTTAATAATATGACTAAAGGTGATTCTGGACAGAATATTTCTAAGTTTGCTAGCAGTTCGGTAGCCGCTTCTCAGATCACCACATCTCTTCCTTATGTCTCTTATATTGATTTGGCTGATTGGTTGAAGTCTATGTATGACCATGCGAAGGCTGCCGTCGATGCTTACTTTAAGGCAAGTTCAGATCCTTCTGCTTTAGGCTTTGTGAATTTTTGTAAATCCTCTAGTGTCTATTCTGATGTTTTTGTTTGTGATGGGTATCGTCTCTGTCGTGCAGCTAAGTTGTTGATGTCTTTAGGCTACGGTAATTTTACTACTATCGTACAGTATGATATTTATGCTATGGCGGAGAGTTTTCTTGGCGAAGGCAATGGTTGGGACTTTGATGAATTTCAAGATTCTTGTTTCGCTTTGAACTTTAACTTTGAAGCATCTTCAATTACTAATAGTCCAAACTTATCAATTTTCCCTTTGTTGGCTTATCATAAGATTTGCAATGACCATTATCGTAATGAAAAATGGCAGCCTTTCGAACCGTGGACTTGTAATATTGATTATTTGGGTCCTAATGATAATATGAATGCCAAAACTTTTGTTAAGTCTACACCGTTTACTACTCTCATGACGTCTTTAATAGATCTGGAAAATTCTAATCTTCCTATCGATTATTTTACTTCAGTACTTCCACGTGCACAGTATGGCGATGAGTCTGCAGTTTCTGTAAATTCGAATAATGCTCTTGCTACGTTTAGGGTTTTTGATTCTGCTGATAATTCTATTGGTACGATTTTTAATGGTACTTCTTTCGCTGCGGGTGATAATTTGCAGAAGCAGAATATTGCTCCTGTTTCTACGCCTGACGGTTCTGTTTCACGTATTCGTACTGAGTCTACAGGTGATTTACTTCTTGGCTTTAGGGGTAAGTTGACCACTGCAGGTTCTTCTCTTAAAATTTCCGCTTTGCGTTCTGCTACTGCTTTGCAAAAATATAAAGAAATACAGAATAGTAATGATCCCGATTTTGCTGATCAGGTTCTTGCTCACTTTGGTATTAAGCCTAAGGTCGATTCTCGTACCTCTGTTTTCATTGGTGGCGATGATAAAACTCTTAGTATTAATCCCCAGGTTAATACTAACTTTCAGAATGGTGGTGCGCCTGATATTAAGGCTATCGGTGTCGGTGATTTGTCAGCGGGTTGCAAATTTACATCTACTACCTACGGTATGATTATCGGAATTTATCGTGCTATTCCTCAGCTTGACTATTCACATGTTGGTGTCGATCGTAATTTGTTTAAGACTGATGCTACTGATTTTCCTATTCCGGAATTAGATTCTGTCGGTATGCAAACACAGTATCGTTGTGAATTAAGCGCGCCTCTGATTGGTTTGTGTGATCAGGTCGTTCCATATGATTCTGGGGCAAACACTATCGATATGTCTGTTACTTATGGGTACGCTCCTCGGTATGCTGAATTAAAAAGTGCTCGCGATTATTTTGAGGGTGGATTCTGTGGTGGTTACTCTTCCTGGGTGACAGGTTATGACCAAACATTTCTTTCTTCATGGCGTCGTAATATTGGTTCTACTGCTGTTCCGTCTTATGGTAGTATCGAAGATTTGTTTAAGTGTCGAGCATCTTTGCTCTATCCTATCTTTGTAAATCAATGGTCGGGTACTGTTAATGATGATAAGTTACTTATTGGCAGTGTTAATACTTGTGTGGCTGTCCGTCCATTCAGTATGTATGGTTTGCCTTATTCTAAATAATTTAATATTGTTTGATTATGAAAGCTAAAGATAAAGTAGTTTATGTTCCTCCTGTTTATGAGGAAGTACAGCACGAAGTTACTTCTGTAGATGATAATAATGTTCCTTTGCGGACTTCTTTTCATACCGATGTATCTTTGTTGCAGCGTATCGATAACATGCGTGTTGATGCTCAAACTTTGCGAGAAATTAAAGAGTCTCTCCAGCCTATGATTGATAATTCTAATTTCCGCTCTCAGTTTGAAGAGACCTTTGGTTCTTTGACTGATGATGAGCTCATTAATTCATGCCCTAGTCGTTACACACAAACAGCTAGTGAAAAGATGAGTTATTTGAAAGAACTTGCTGCTAAGGATAAGGCCGCTCGCGAGAAAGAGGCTGCTGCAGCAAAGGAAAAAGAGGAGAAAGATAAACTTGAGAAAGAAAATCAAGAATTTCAGTCCCGTCTTCTGGAAATCTTTAAATAATTTCGCTTATGGTATTTAATGTTATTATTCGGAGTACTGCCGCTTTTGGCGGTGCTCCTTTTCGCTTAAATAAGTGTACTGCTCTTGGATCTGCTGGTGCTGGTGCTGGTGCGGGATGCGGC